ACATTAGTAATGGCTTCAGAGTACAAAGACTCAGATTATCCAGTCGTACAAGACGGCAAACACAAGGGAGTCATCGGAGTTGGAGGTCTGTTGCTGGCCAGAATACCAAATGAGATCGCCGAAGCACGTCAGAAGTACTATAGTGAAAAAGCTACAGAACGAGACGATGCTGTCAAAAACGATTTACTGAAGGAACAGCACCCGAGCATGCCTATCAGTTATGATAGCCGCTCTAGCAAGTCTTTCGGTGGTAAGTAAGAGTTTTTTAACAAATACTAATCAACGAATTTAAATTAACCGTGACTGGAGGTCCGCAAGGACAGGTCACACACGGAGGAAAACACAATGGCTAATCAAGATGCCGCTTTCGGTCTAAGACCGTTAAAGACAATTGGTCAACAAGATGATTCCACTGGAATGAGTTCTTATAAGATAGCAGCTGGTGACGCGAGTGTTATATATCAAGGTTCTTTAGCAGGTTCTCCTGCTACAGGTACAGGATATGTAGACTTACAAACAGCTGGTCTAGAGTTAAATTTAGGAGCTTTCTGGGGATGTTTCTACAATGACCCAACAACACTAAAACCTACGTTTAAAAATTACTATCCTGGAAGCATAACGCCTCCTGGAAGTGAAGATATAGAGGCTTTCGTTTATGACAGCCCTATGCAAATGTACGAAGTACAATCAGACAATGCAGGTGCTTCAGCTCAAGCTGACGTATTCAAATGTTATGATATAGTTGGTACAGGAGGATCTACTTTAAACGGAGTAAGTTCAATGGAACTTGATGACGGAACTCAAGGAACTACTGGACAATTAAAAATAATCGGCCTTTCCCGTGATCCAAAAAATAATGACATAACTGCAGCAAACGTCAACTGGCGTGTGATGCTAAATGAGTCATTACTAGGATCAGGATCTGCTGGTGCAGCCTAATAAGGAGTAATTAAACTATGGCAATATCACGACAACAACTAGTTAAAGAACTAGAGCCAGGTCTAAATGCACTATTTGGCTTGGAATATAAAAGATACGACCAGGAGCATAAAGAAATTTATACTACTGAGTCTTCTGACAGAGCTTTTGAAGAAGAAGTAATGTTATCTGGCTTTGCGAACGCATATGTTAAACCTGAGGGTTCATCAGTTGCTTACGACAATGCACAAGAAACATTTACTGCAAGATACACTAACGAAACAGTGGCACTTGCATTTGCTTTAACTGAAGAAGCTATGGAAGATAACCTGTATGACAGACTTTCGTCTCGTTATACAAAAGCGCTAGCGAGATCTATGTCGAACGCTAAACAGATCAAAGCAGCTAACCCACTAAACCAAGGTTTACCGACTACGGATAACTTTGATTCTGGTGATGCAGTTTCTTTGTTCAATACAGCACACCCGACTATCGCTGGAACTTTTTCAAACACGCTTACTACACAGGCGGACCTTAACGAAACATCATTAGAGCAAGCAATGATCGACATTGCTTCAATGACTGATGAGAGAGGTCTTAAAATCGCAGCTAGAGGAATGAAAATGATCGTTCCTTCTGAAAACCAATTCAACGCTGAGAGATTGTTAAAATCTCAAGGTAGAGTTGGTACAGCTGATAACGATATCAATGCTATGAAATCTATGGGAATGGTTCCTGAAGGTTACAGAGTAAATCACTATCTAACAGATACTGATTCTTGGTACATTATCACTGACGTGCCTAATGGTATGAAGTACTTTGAGAGACTACCTATCCAAACTAAAATGGAAGGTGACTTCTCAACAGGAAACGTAAGATACAAAGCTAGAGAAAGATACTCATTTGGAGTATCAGACCCTAGAGGTATCTTCGGTTGTGAAGGTGCTTAATCATTAACAAATTAAGGGGCCGCCTCAAAACGGCCCCTTTTTTATTTATAAGGGTGAATATATGAAAAATTTCCTAGTACAGATCCATGCATATAAATACTACGCTAAATTTGAAGTTTTAGCGGAGGATAACGTTGAATCTATTGAACAATCTATCATTGACAAACTGGGAGAAAAAGGTGTAGAATGGGAATATCTTGGAGAAATGATGGATCCAAGAGTGAGAAGAATAACCTATGAGGAGGTTATACATGGTACAAGACCTGTACAAACAAAAAAGGTCCTTGGAGTTGAGGTGGCAACTGGAGTATGAGCAAAGTGGTAAATATACTCTGGATATGGTCAGAATTGATGATAAAATTAGAGAAGTCATCACTGAGATCAAACTCGAGGAAAATAAAATTGCAGATAGAGAAAATGCAATTAGAAATGCTGCCCCCGAAGTTTCTGTGGCTACTTAAATAAAAGTCACATCGCTGAAATCGTACATTTCCTGTAGGATCTCTTGCACTTTATTAAAATCTACTATATAAATAACTTACTATACAATTTTAATTGTTAGATATAGACGCGTATAGTCGACGGCCTAGAGACTATATCTACACTAACTAGGAGGATAAAAATTATGGCAAGAACTAACTTTTCTGGACCTATCAATCAAGGTAATGTTCAGACAACTACAGATACTAAGTTTACTGCTAACAAAGTAAGAAACGTAGGATTTGTAACGTGTACTCAAAGTTTTTACTTTGATCACCAATCAACACAATATACTGTTGATGACGATAGAATCGTTGCAGCTAGTACTGCATCAGGAGCGCAAACTTTAGCGAACACTGATGTTTCCGGCGTTACAGTTAACGGAAATAAAATGGCTATGTCAATGACTATCACATCTGCAGGAGATGACTCGGCAAAAACGGCAACTATTGTTGGAACAGACTGTTTCAATCAATCTCAAAGTGAGACTATAGCAATGCCTAATACTACAACAACTAATACTACTAAATACTTTGCAACTGTAAGCAGCATTTCTTTTTCAAGTGCACCTGCTGGTGGCGGAGCAAAAGTAGGAATTACTTTAGCTGATAGTATAGTCGTATTATGTCAATCTGACTTTAATGGTTACCCATTAAGCCAAACATCTTCTTCTACTGATAAGAACTTAGCGAATAATATTATTATTCCTAAAAATTCTAGAATCAGTGATATGAGAATGATTGTAAACGAAGCATGGAACTCAAGTGGTAATGTGACGTGGAAAATCGGTGCAAACTTAAATACATCATCAACAGCTTATACGTTAGATGATGATTATTTTGCAGGTGTTACAGCTAGTATTAAAGCAATTGGAAGATATGGTAATCCAGCTGATTTAGATGTAGCTACAGGGGCACAAACTAAAAATGGTTTGAACGTTTCTGCAGCAGACACTAGTCCATTTGAATCTGATAAAATGGTAGCAATTACTGTTGCCCAAGCTGGTTCGGTTTCAAGTACAGGTGAAGTAACATTGTACATTGATTATCAACAAGCTATAAACGACACTAACTAATAAATTTATGGAGCTCCTTCGGGAGCTCCTATAATTAGGAGATAATTAAATGCCAAATGTAACAAGTGTAAAGTCAAAAAAATTTGTCCAAGGAACTCATACTTCTATGATTTCTGCAGCTGGGACAGCTACGTCTTTAAATATTGATATTGGAGAATTCGTTAATGCTCAAACAGTAACGATAACTTCTACAGCTGACAATAGTGGAAGAACTTTTGTAGTAGTTGGAACAGATGCGAATGGAGCTGCTCAAACTAGTGCAGCAACTACTGGTCCAGGAGCGGGAGCTACTGTAGATGTAGCTGGAACATGGTTAAGTGTAACTAGTATTACTGCTTCAGGAGCTATCACAACAGATATTTCTGCAGGTGTAAAAGATGGATTAACTACAGGAACTTTATTTGCTGGTGCAACTCGTGTACGAGGAATGACTGGTAATGGAGCTGCTGCGGGACATATAAATTTTAAAAACTCGTCAACTACTGGATCTACTTTTCATACTGAATTTGTAAGAAATGAATTAATAGATCCTTACATCCCTGACAATGGTATCTATTTTCCCAATGGATGTTATATGCAAGGGACGTCAGGAGCTGTTGTAGGATTATCAGTCTTTTTCGACGGGTAGGAGGCTAAATGGCTAATACTACTTCCGGAACAACGACGTTCGGGAAAACGTTTGCAATTGACGATATCATTGAAGAAGCTTTTGAGAGATGTGGTATTAGAGGAGTTGCTGGTTATCAGTTAAAAACAGCTAGACGCTCTTTAAATATTATGTTTCAAGAGTGGGCTAACAGAGGAATTCATCTTTGGGAAATTGGAGATGGATATCTAACTCTTGTTGCCGGAACTAATGAATATATTGGTTATAGATCTAGTGCAGATGGAACTTCAACTTTATTAAATAGCGCAGGCGCTGCTTTATATGGCACCGACGATATTTTTGAAGCATCATATAGAAGTAGTGCAGGTACGACTAGCCAATCAGATAGTCCTTTAACAAAAATTTCAAGATCAACTTATTCCGCTTTATCAAATAAATTAGCTCAAGGACAACCATCACAATATTGGGTCCAAAGATTTATAGATAGAGTTACAATTACTTTATATACAACTCCAAGTTCAAGCCAAGCTGGAGACAGAATTCAATTTTACTACATGAGTAGAATAGACGACGCAGGTGCATATACAAATGCAGCTGACGTTCCTTATTACTATATTCCCTGTATGTGTGCAGGGTTAGCATACTACATTAGTATGAAATACAATCCTGAAAGAACACAAAATTTAAAAATGTTATACGAAGATGAATTATTAAGAGCGGAGGCAGCGGATGGGTCTAGTAACAGTACGTATGTTACACCTAAGACTTACTATCCAAGTGTTTAATTATGGCAAGATATGCACAAGGAAAATTTGCATTAGCAATTTCAGATATTAGTGGTCAAGCATTTCCATGGAATGAAATGGTTACACAATGGAATGGATTGTTTGTACATTATTCTGAGTTTGAATCTAAACAGCCACAATTAGATCCTAAACCAAGTGCTGCTGATCCAACAGCTTTACCTAAAACAAGACCACAACAACCTTCTCCTCAATCATTAAGGTTTTTAGATTTTAATCCTTTAACTACTTTTGCTGCAGCTTCAGGAATTATAAATACATATTCTGTAGATCATCAAAGAAGTTATGGAGACATGGTGAGATTCAGAGGATCTCCAACAACTAGTTCTGCTGCTTCTACTGATCCACAGTTTAGTAATATTGCAAACATCGACGGAATTACTGGAGCAACTATTTGTCAAGCTGCAGGTTTTTCAGTTATTCCAGGAAAATATACTTCTGTAACTACAACTTTAGTAGTTCCTATTAGTTCAACTACAGAAACTTCAGGAGTTGTATTAACCAGTGCAACAAATTTTGCTACAAGTGGACCAAGAGTACCTACTATAAATAATCCAAATGGAACTCCAACGAATGCTATCTTAATTGGAACTGAAATTATCAGTTATACTGGTATAGATGGAAGTGTTTTAACAGGAGTTACAAGAGGAGCTAATGGATCTACAGCAGCTACTCATGCCGCTGGCGCTGCAATTAGAAGTTTATTAACTCCAGATAATTATTTTTATTTCAATAGTGGCGGAACAGCTACTACTGGACAAATTAGTGGTGGAGGGTATAATGTATCTTCCGGACCAGTAACCTTAAAAGCGATAGGACCACAATAATATGCCTGCAGGATTAACATACACATTAACAAATTTAGAAGACGATATTAAAAACTATACAGAAGTAGATAGTTCTGTTTTTAGTTCAAGTGTTTTAAGTAAATTTATAATAAATGCTGAGAGCAGAATTTATAGAGCTTTTGATGCTGATTTAGAACGATTCTATGCTACATCAACTACAATTATTGGAAATAGATATGTGTCTATTCCTTCAGATTTAAGGGTAATTAGGTATGTTCAATTAAAAAATAGTGATAATGAACAAGTATATTTAGAGCAACGAGATCCAAGTTTTATGGCAGAATATTACTCTACTCCTAGCTCTTCTTCTAGTAACATACCAAAATACTATGCTAATTGGGATGAAGATAACTGGGTTGTAGCACCTACACCAAATGCGGCCTATGAAATTACTCTAGCTTATAATAAAGAACCAACAAGTTTAACAGATGCAACTAAATCTGCAACTGGGACTTATATGTCTAATAAATATCCCGACCTCCTTTTATATGCGTGTCTAGTAAATGCATATGGGTACTTGAAAGGACCGATGGATATGTTACAATACTACGATAAGGCTTATAAAGAAGCATTAGAAACGTACGCGACTGAACAAATGGGTCGTAGACGCAGAAACGAATATCAAGATGGGGTTATTCGTCTTCCAATTAAATCTGAATCACCATCAACTTATTAAGGAGATAAAAAAATATGGCAAACGTAATACCTTATGCATTTCGTGGAGAGTTATTCTCAGGAACACATAATTTTGCTTCTGGTGGCGATAGCTTTAA